TGTTTTTCAATTGTATAATATACATATTTTTCATCCAATCCAAGGTCTCTATACTGATAGTCATAATTTTTAGATTTATATGACCATAAATTATCAACAAATTTTGATAAAAATTCTGTTAAAGCAAACATCTTTTAATTAATAAAAAAGTGGAGATCCTATGTAGAATCTCCACTATTTGTATAAGGTTTAATTAATTTATAAAACAATGATTTGTCCATTATAACTGCTTCTCCAACAGAAACAATATTAATTTCGCGTTTTTCTTGCTTTGATCAAATAATTACAAAATCCTCAGGATTAACTGTAGATTCAGATCTAATTTTAAAATAAGATGGAATAGCTTGTGTACACTTCAATTGTATTGCACATGGTAATTTGTTTTCTTTATCTATTAGATCCACTTTATTATCATCCATTGACTTAGATTCACTTCTACTTGTTACAATGCCATTAAATCCTAAATCTCTTAATTCTTTAGCTATTTTTGTTTCATAACTATGTCCTTTAGTACGACTGTATGATTTACTTCTAGTTCTTTTCTTTTGAGGTATATCTAATTCCTCAATACTAGGCAGTTCTACTTTTTTATTACGTTTCACCATAATATTGTTTAGTCTGATTAACCAATTCCAGCGTTTTTCTATATCCGAATTTTTTTCTAAAATCAGAAAAATCTTTTGCCTGATTTCTATTTAATAGTAGACATTTTAAATCAGGATATTGTTTATGTATTTTATTTGTTGCTTTAACACCAGGTAAATCATTATCATACAATAAATAAATATGCTTAAATTTATCTTTAATTTTGTTAAATTGAGAATCAGTTAAAAATAAATTTTCAGAACATGGCGCAATAGCAGGTATATTAAATTCATATAATGCCATTACATCCTTAAGAGATTTTGTTATAATTATATAATCGTTTCTATTTTTTGGAAGCATATGAGCACCTTGTATATATGTTGCTCGTCAATTAGATATAAATCTAGCTATTTTTCTTTTTGGCCAATAAATTCGTCATTGTTCTATATCATCCTTAATACCTCCATAATAACCAAATACTGGTTGATTTGAGGTATTTGTATAAAATAAATTACCATTGAGTCAAACAGCATCTATTGGATAAACTCGAAAGTTTGTTAATGTTGAATGAGAGATACCATATCTTCCTCATCAATCCAATTCACTTTGATTAAACTCTCTGGTTTGAACCTGAATAATCGCAGATTTTTGTTCTTCAAATTTTATACCAGTTGGCGCAATTTTCGCTTTATGTGTTTGTATATCTTTACGATTTATAATTCCAAAATCGTTTGCTATAATTTGAAGAGACATATAATAAGAGACATTAAATAATGCCATTACGTAAGCGAAACAATCTCCACTAAAATCGGAACCAAAATCTTTTATGATTAATCTCCCACGCTTATTTCTGTAAAATCCTACAGTTGGCTTATGATCTTGTCTTAATTTTGAACAAAAGAGCCCCTTTTTTATAGGGACTCCATAATGTTCAAAAATAGCTTCTTCAGAGATCTTTGAAAGTATAAACTCCTTTGTTAAAGTATCTTCTTCTAGATTACGAATCTCTGATAGATCAAATGTTATGTCTCCCATTATATTTTATTAGAATGGAAGATCTCCTTCGTTATTATCAATTCCTAATGCGTCGCCAATACCAGATAATGTTGCATTACCTCCCATATTTGTAGGACGACTATTTAATTTTGCATCAATTTTTTTCTGTTCTGATTGAGATAAAACTAAGTCATGACCTATAAATCTAGTTGCAATACCAAGCGCTCCAGCTTTATTAATTCTAGCAGGAAATCCAGGAATACCGTTAAATCCGTTGTTTTGAGGTATTAATTTTATTTCTACTTCTGTGCCAATATAACTATCAGTAAGAGCTTTCGCAAGTCTAACTAATTGCTCAAATGTAGAAATTTTACTAAGGTCTACAGTTTTATTATTAATAGTTACTGTATTATTATCAATCATTTCTCCAATTTTGGAATCTAATGCATCAAAAATTTGGCGAAGAGACACCATAAAATGATCTTTTTGAGATGGCTGTAAACCATAAGTACCTTCACTTCGTTCATCACTAGTAGGTTCAAAGAAATTATGTGTAAATTCACCATAATTATCTATATCAAGTGAAAGTGTCATCGTATTATACGTTTCTCCAGTTTTTTGAGAAACAATAGAACCAAGAGTTAAACCATTAAATTTTGCTTTATGAATACCAGCAGATAAAAAATTGCCAGCATCTTTAATACCAGTTGTACTGGTTAAATCAAACATTCCCATATTAAAATTTGTTTAAATTAAAATGGTAGATCATCATCTACATTTGAAGACATTATTTCTTCAATCTCTTTGTCTATTTCTGAATCATTAAGGGCATCTACATCAGATTGTTCCTGAGATAATGTCTCATCTTCATCAGAATTTTCAAATGGAATTAATTTCCAAATGCCGTCTTTATATTCTTCTAAATTGAATAAAGTTCCAAATTCTATAAGAGTTGTACGCTTTTCGCCTCTAAATGCGATGGTACCTTTTTGACTTAATCTATTACCATCAAGCCTATCTGTAAATATTTCTGCTTTTCCAATAATAGGTGTTGCTTTTCCAATACCATCATTAATATATTGAATAGAAATTCTATCGTCGGCTTTTGCATTAAGTTTTAATAATGCTTTCTTAGATAATTGTAATTTATTTTCAAGGACCTGTAGATCGGGTCCATTATCGTCAATATTTGGTTTTGAATTTGCAACAACACCTCTAGTTTTGCCAGTTTCAATTTCTGTAACTTTTACATTTGATACTGTTTTGGAAGTTTCATTAAAATCAAAAGATATTTTAAGCATCGTACTCTTTGATTTTATCAATTACATATTGAAGGTCGTTAGGAATATAATCTTCTTCAAAACAACCCATTGGTGTTTTAGCAGTAGTTGTGCCATCAGAATGGGTTTGAAAGACATATTTTGGGCCATCTTCTGCATCATTTTGTATCATTGCGAATAGTACATAAGTAAATAAACCTTCAACTGTAATACTGTTGTCTAACATTTTTCCCAATGTTTTTATCTTAAGTTGAGGATCATCCGCTGTACCTACATTCTCACTATGACAAATCAAAATTACATTTAAATCATCTCTCATTAAGATAGATGCTTTTAATATACTGTAGAATTTTTGTGCGATATCTGTAAATTTTTGAAATCCTTTTTCTTGAGCACGATCCATATATTCAAACGACATTAAAAATTGAGAATCATCTATAATAACATTCTTAATTTCTGGACGTTTTGCGTTTATATAAGTAAGTATTTGATTAATTGTAGATACATTGCTCATATTAACATAATTACCGTCTGGATTTTCTTTATTTCAGATAGTATATTTACTTCTCCATCCTTTAAATGGAAGTGGTTTTGATGCAATATTAATAATAAATGTTTCTTTTGGATCTAGTGTACGAATACTAGTAGATTTACCACTACCACTAGAGCCAACAATTGCTATAAGATTTGACATTAAAAACTAAATGTTATAGTTTTCTTTTGTTCAATTCGTTTTGGAATTGAATCATCTTTTATTTCTTGCCTTATTTTACAGGGTATATTATTATACTCTGATTGAAATTGTGTATAATCTATAATTTGATCAGGAGTAGGTAACTCTTTTCACCAACCTACAGATCCATAAAATCCTAAATTAATAACTTGATTGGCAATACCATATCTATTTTTACTTAAAATAACACTTCTATGAACTTGACCTAATGAATTATCTCCAAGTATTCTATATCCTCGGTAACTTGTTAATTTTTCTCTAAATGGAAAGAATAGTTGCATTACTACATCTGAATCCTGACTTGGTGAACCACTATCCTTTAGATCATTAAGACCTGGTTCGCTTAAGTCAGCTTTTCTTCTGTCCATAGAAGATGCTTCACGATTTTGTTGCATTAATGCAAATCAAGATAATGGTAACTTTCTTTTCAATGTTACCATATAAGAAGATGCTAAATCAATTTCTTGTTTTAGTGTTCTTCCGGATTGAACATTCATTAAAGCAAAATGATCTAATACACCAATAATTAATTGATTAGCGTTATTAGGTATATAAACCTTCTTGCCATTAATTGTTTCAAAATAGCCAATCGATTCTGCATATTTTAAAGTTCGGGCATATAAAACATCTGCGCTTACAGTTGTATCAACAATATCTATATATTGAGTAATTGTTGATAATCAAACTTTTGCTTTCTTTAAACATTCATAATTTTCATCTGAAATAGGTTGTTCAAATGACAAAATGTCATTTATTGTTAAATATACTCCAAATTCTTCTGCACAGTATAAACTCATTAATTTTGCCAGTAAAACATCAGCACCAATTTCCAAACTATAATATTGAAAATATACCGGACGCTTCTTATCTTCGTTTTTTAAAATATTATACATTAAAAACAAAATAAAACTAGTTTTACCAACACTTGAGGCAGCACCACATAAATAATATCTATGGGGCTGAATGCCACCAATAAGTTTATCAAGTTTTTTAAGTCCTGTAGAAATACCTACATTTTCTCCTTTCTTACCACGATCTATTATCGTTCAAAGTAATTCAAGATCTGTCATTAGATAGATTCGTATACATTAAATGTACTTTCCACTTGACCTTCTTGTGGATGTTCTTTTAATTGTTCCAAATCTATTCATTTTTGACTAGCTACAAATTCTAATAATCCAAAATTAATTTGATTATGTTCTTTTGCTCATTTTAAAATATTCATGATTTTTTTATGAGTATCTGGATTATGTTTTATTGTAGTACCATAATGAAAGAAAAAATCATCTAATGATACGAATTTTTTACTAATATTTTTTAATGGGGCCATTTTTCCATTAATATTTAAAAAAGCAGGATATTCAGAAAATAATTCCATGCCTAATTCTCCAGAGCCTTTTAATCAACCTTTTAAAAAGTTTTTATTAAATTCTATATCATCTGGATTATATGTTTTTGGATTATAATCTTTATGAATTATTCCTTTATTTTTTAAAGATTCAAATAAATCTTTTAATCGATTTTGTCCACCATTAGAAAATCATTTAGCAAAAAATTCAGGATGCCCTTCTTCTTCTTGGGCAAGAAATGTTAAATATATAAGAAGAAGTTCATCCGCAGTTAGATTATACGCAATCATTAAATTTAAAATTGTATTTATTTCCAATATTGTTAAATTAAATTAAATTAATCTAACAACAAACTTTTTATAGTATTTTATATACTTTTATAAGTTGGAACTGCGTTAAAATCTAAATTCTAGGTTTTGAGAATATTCTCTTTCTCTTGTTTCTATATTTTCACCAGCAAGAAGCTGGTCTAATTGTGCTTCATTAATTGTTATTACTTTAGATGTTTTAGAGTTTGCAAATCAAGTTACTTCTTGAGTACCTTTAATAACTAATGTAAAGATTTCTGCAATTTTTCCTTCTTCATAACGAATACTTCTACCTAAAACTTGTGTTTTACGAATTTTAGAAGAATTTGTATAAAGAATTATTTCTGTATTAATACCAGGAATATCTATCCCAGTTTCCGCAGCCTTCGAAGTATGCATTACCCCATATTTACATGCATTAAAAGCTTCTAAAGTTTCTTGATTGTTTTTCTTAGATTTTTTAGAATGCATTACAAATCCATCGCCAAGACTCTCTGCCATTTTAATAGTAGCAGAGAAGGTTAAGCATTTTTTATCTTTTCTTGCTTCTAATATTTTCTTTGCAACTTCAATCTTTTTAGGATGATTAAGAATAAAATCTTTTCGAGCTTTCATTGAACGCATAAATGTCATAGCCATTGCTGTAACCGTTTTTGCATCATAACCTTGTTGTTTTGCTCATCTGTTCCTAAATATAGCATCTGTTGCACATTTCATTCCAACATTAAAATCAAAAGAAAAAAATGCAAATGCGTTATTAAACTTACGATTTATTTCATGATATTCTGTTAAGTCTACATCTAGCATTACAACATATTCTTTGTGTGGAGACACTCATCCATTTTCCTCCGCTTCTTCAATTGTAATTCTATCACAAACTGGGGCGTATCTATCAATAAGAAGATGTCGCATATCAAGTCTTTCAAGTGTACCAGTTAAACAAAGAATAAACTGATATTGTACTTTTTGAAATACTTGTATCATTTGTTCTGCTAAACATAAATGGACTTCATCTAATATTAAAAGATCACAACTCCAATCTAACTTGATTACAGTATTCATAATTTCAACTCTAGCATTAAGTCCAAGTCCTCTGTCATCAATTTGTTCTATTCATTGATCTTTTAATGCTTGAGTTGGTACAACAATTAATATTTGTGCACTTGGATTTTTAGTAGTAAATGCATCTACTAGATTTAACGCTACTCTAGTCTTACCTACCCGAATCCGGTGCAAGCAACCACTGATGCTTTACCACCGGATTCTAATCATTTTTTAAGACACACTTTCTGTCTTTGAGTTCGATCCATTCCAATGTTCTGTATAAGGACAATGCATACAATCATAATCCTGACAAGTTGTACATGGGATATCATCGTCGTATTCTCGTGGTGAACTATATGGATCTGTTAAAGATTTATAATCGTCATATTCTGGTTCCCATTTATGCCAATATTTGTTGTAAGCGTAATAGTCAATTTTAATTTCATATTGTTTATCTAATGGAACAGTTTCTATAATTTCTTTTATAAAATTCAAACAGTTTTCTAATTCAGATATTACAGTATATTCACTATCTGTATGCTCTCTGTAGTATCCACATGACACGTTTACTCCAGACAATTGTAACTGTTCAGCCAATACACCGATATCTGTGCCTAATCCCCATTCTTCAGCATATTTATATTTAGCCATTATAGGTGTTATTTCCTGTAACCATAATTCGGATGCAGAATATACACAATTTGTATATGTTATTAAATCTGACGAACCATGTCTATCTGCTTGAATAAAATAAGAAACATCACAGAAAAAATCTATATTATCAACTGCCGCTTCTGCTCCACGAAAACCAATTTCTTCTTCTGTAGTAAAACAAACTTTTAGATCCGGAATTTCTTTTAATAACTGTAATGCTACACAAATACCATTTGTATCATCCATTGCGAGGCCTATTTGCTTTCCGTTAACAGGATTTTTACCAAATATCTTCCCATGTTTAATTTTTACTTGTTTATTTGCATGTGGACGGACACAATCCATATGTGCCACCACGCAAGGATAAAAAGTAGGATTAGTTGTATTTTTAGTTATAAAAATATTAGCATAAGAGTCCATCATAAACTCTAATCCACTTATTTTATAACACTCGTTAATAATAGCGGATATCATAGGCCACTCCTGTTTAGACGGATGATCTATAACTAATAATCTCTTTAATAAATTTAAATCTAATTTCATAATGATAGTTGTTGACAATTTAACTTGTCAATAATTTTATAAGCCTCATGTATATAATATTGATAATTAACTCTTCTTTCAGAAATCGGAATATTATCAAAAGTATTATAAAGCGTTACTCCAGAATCAACACAAAGATTTGTAGGACGGACTTTTTTACCATTTTCTCATTTAAATTTAATTAAACGTCCTCCATTTATAGACATATAATATCTATTAATGTGTCTAACAGACTGTCCATTAAATTCTACAGAAAAGTCCTTATTAACTTTTTGAAATGTACAAAATTTTAAAATATCTGTACAATTCTTAATAGTTTCTTCCGGATTTATACCTTCAACAAAATATTTATTAATAGCTTCTGGAACAATTAATGGTGCCATACCTTTACCAATTTGAGGTTCGTCTATAAATAATCCCTTTTTCTTAATATAGTCTTTTCAAATACTATCTAAAGAAGTATATGGTTTTCCTTTTTTATTTACGGCAACCCCTTTGTAGAATTCCTCCTTTTTCTGTGTATAACCTTCTTTTACGCCAATATAATCGTTAATAGCAAATTGATAAAATCGTTCAAATTCTTCACGTTCTAATTCCAGCCCTGTTAATTCTTCCCATCATGTTTTTACAGCATTAACTCTTTCAATGCAATCCTTAGATACCATATATAATAATCCATCTGTGTTGCTTTGGACGAGATGTCCTCCTGCTAGCATTATAGACTCTGCATACATTAATAATAACAGTTGTCCGTTAATTCTAATTCTAAGTACTGCTTTTGGATCGTATACTCAAGAAAACTGAGACTGAAGATTTCCAGTCAAGCCATTAATTGCAAGTTTAAGAGTTTCATTTTTCAACTTATTTCCTGCTCGCTTTGCCTCAATTCTTTCGTCACGAATATCCTTGTAAATCTTTACAAATTCCGGCCCAAGATGTTGAGGATATATTTTATTTTGAATAATGATTGATGGATATAGTGACGCAACATCATCATCATACAAAACAATATTATCTCCTGGTTCAAATTTTTCAGGTTTATTAACACTATGAAGTCCTCCCATTCCAAAAGTATGTTTTACTCCACCCAAAATGAATTTTCTTTCAAATTCATTATTGTTTGGATCAGCACAATGCATTTTAAGGTCCAATAATAACTTTTGTAATTCTGGAGTTTTAAATTCAATATAATCAAATATAATATCTCCAAAACAAAGATTATCGCAAGGACTCCGTAAATCTTTAATTTGATTTCAAGTCAATCCGGATTCTTTAAGATATCTGTTCTTTAGAATTTCCATTCCAAGGTTTACACCATCTTTGTTCATCACATCAATGCCATATTCCTTTTGAATATTAATTCTAAGGTCAATATCTTCAGTACAGCGATAAAGGAATTCTTCAGTGCTTTCTACGTCATTGAGATTATAAGCTCTTACTTTTGGTATATCACTTTTAGGTAATGGTGCATTAAAATCGCCATCATACTCTTCTACATTCTTATAATTCATTGTTACTTGAAGCGCTTTTAAACTAGGTCTTAGTTTATCAGATCATTTCATTGCTAACAAATCTAAATCATAATAGAAATCCGCATATTTATACTTACTTCAAGACGCAGAGGTTTCAGAGTTAATTATTAAATCACTAAACTTTTTTAACTCTGCTGTAATAATTCAATTTGGCTTCTTAATTAAATTTGGATAGTTAATTATAATGTAGGAAATACAAGGTTTATCATAATGCATTGAGTTATATCCTACAAAATAAGCATTACGTCTTCTAAACAATTGTCAGATCTTTGGCATATCGTTTATTTCGTCAGAAATCTCATATACAACATGATTTTTTGTTTCAGTATTCTTAATTGTTACACTAAAATAATTTGGAAATACTTCAATATCATATACAAGGGCAGGTAAATCTTTAATTAGCATTTAATTTAATACCTTTTTGTGAAGCAACAAGTTCTAGTTTTTCTTTAATTGTTGTCCATTTTTGAATATGATATTCTAAATCTTGATCTAATAACAATAATACTTTATCTCTAAGAAGCGTCAATACATCGGTTGTCATTGTAGAAAACTTAGGACGACCTTCAATTCTAAGCAAAGATCTAAATTCACTATATGTTAATCCTTTAGAATTAAATCTAATATCTACATTTGGAGCTAAAAACAAGCGCTCTTTAATGACATCTTTTCTATTTCTAAAGCGACCATTAGAATCATAATCAGTTAAATCTTTCTTTTCTTGTTCTGTAAGCCAAATACCAAGAGATAAAATAAATTTATCCGATAATAACTTTTTATTAAATGCGGGTAATGCATCTAAACAGGCGGATAATAAAGAATCAACTGTAATTCTATTATATCCATCGGACAATCCATTAAAAATCTTATCAACTGTATCAGAATTTGATACATTATTTGCTTGTTTATGAGCACTTATATAATCGAGCAGATCTTTATTTGTTCTAAGACCCTCAACATTACAATCATATAAAATATGACGAAGTAGAAGTTCTGTATTTGCACAATCCCACATCCTTCTTACTTGATCACGTTTTCTTTGAACGCCCGGATGATAAGGATCTTTATTATTAAGCATTTCTAATACATGTAAATAAGCGTGTTGTAATTGTTCTGGTGTCATGTCCATCATTCTTACTTCATTCCCATTTGACATTTTTCATACTCACCGATTAATATCATTTTCCTTATCATCAAATGCTTTTACTAATTTATCTGCTAAATCACTCATAATCTAAAATTTAAAATCTTTTAATTTAGTTTGTTCTTGTTTTTCTATAAAGTTAATTAAATAGCAAACTGTATAATTATATTGTTCTGTATTACCAGTAGATGCTTTAAAATAAGTTTCTCCAGCATTTACATATTCGCACTCAAAATAACCAGTATCTTGAATTTGTAAATCTTTACAATTTCAATTTGGCAATTTAGTAACGGTAATATACCTAAGTAAACTATCATTTGGTTCATCTAAATTTTTAATAACATAAACACTATATTGTCCAGATTGCATTGCTACTATTTCTCCATAAAAGGTTGTTCGCATATAGAGAAGTTACTTCAAAATTTTACCGCGTTGTTTTAACTTTGGTTTATTTTGAAATTCATCAATTTGTCTTATAATAAAGTATGAACCATTTTTATAATAACTATGATTACTTATTATTCTACTCGATTCAAATTCCTTTGAATTGACGAGATGATAATACTTAATACCATCATCTTCCTCCCATTTAAATTGTTCAATTAAATATCTCAAGTCTATAATAAGTTTTATGAAAATTTGGATTAAACTGAAGTTCCAATAAATTATACATATCAGAAGATATTGAAAATTCATGGTCTTTGACCATAAATCTTATATCAAAATGATCAT